AAATAATAGGAAGCATCAGAACCTTCAAAAACTAATAAATAGTTACCTTCAGCGTTCGGTGTCGCTTTAAGTGCAAGTTCTTTAGCCTTAGCAAAAGGAGCTGGTATTTCATTTCCTATTGCTATTAATGGTATAATACAAAGTAACAATGTTAAAATAGTTATTTTTTTCATTTTCTTCTGCTTCTTCTTGAAGTTCTTTTCTTTTTTCTCTTCGTTCTTCCTGCGTAGTGTCTCAATTTTTCTTCAGACATAGATTCAGCCATCCTTGCAGCTTCAGGAGAATATGATCTCGGAGTTTGACCACGCTTTATAGACAAAGCTATTCCTGCCAATCTTCTTTGTCTCTCCGACCTTGCAGGCATACTACCTCCTTATTGCATTCTCAATATGTTCAAGCCTTTCGTTGAGTAATCTGAAATTTGCTCTTGTTTCTTCAACGAAAAGTTTGAATGCTTCTTCAGAGGCTTTTTTATTCCCCTTAATTCCATTCAAAAGAAGGTTGCCTATAACAATACCTACCACAGCTACTGCAACGCCACCAACGAAACTATAATCCATCGCAAGCCTCCAGAATTAAGTTCTATTAACTGCCTCCGCAGTAAGGGAAGCAGTAGTAGCACTTGCTGCTGAAATAGTTGGAGCTGCTGCTGTCGTTGCGTTTTGAGTATATGACGCTGCTGTATTTTCAGTATGAGTATGAGCACTCATATCTGTTTTAAGTTCATTTACAAGAGTAACCATCGCATTATATTTTGTGATTAAATTATTCAAATCATCCCTCAATGTATTATACTGTGCTCTAATTGTTTCAAGTAAGTTTGAAGGGCAATCACCCTTAACATCAGCCATCTTATTTCACCTCCTTAAATCGTTCTACCTACTGGTATCTCTGAAGTTGCTCCAGCCGTAGGCGGTGCTGGTGCTCCTACTACTGGTGAAACCTCTGGAGTCGGTGCTGGTGCTGGAGTTGCCATAGCCCCCGGTTTCCCAATAGAAGATAAAAGTGCCATAATGTTACTTTCTGCTTCTTTCATCTTTTCTGTAGGAATAACCTTTTTCAAAGTGCTTATAGCCCTGATTACTCCATCACCTTTTTCAGAAGTTCCATAAAGAGAAACCGCTTGAGTAAGTAACATCAAAGCACCTGTAACCATTGTATCGGCAAGGGCTTCTATACCTCCAAGTTCAGCAGGTTTACTCATTTCAGCCATTGGTGGTTTTACTGCTTGACCTCCAATTCCACCTACAGGTGGAGGAGGCAAATTAACCCCTAACTGGTCTAAAATACTTCTCTCTGGCATATTAGCCTCCTTTTTAGACAATGGTTGACCAAGTCGAACCATTGCTTAAAAGCATTTTCTTACCATACTGTGCAGTAATATTTACAGTTGAAGCTCCATCAATTGTATCTCCAGAAGCAGCAGTTACAACAGTATAACCAGTTGTAGAATCAACCTTTTGAATATAAACTACTTTCCCTTTAACCTGAGAAGCCTTTGGTAAAGTTACTGCTTTATTTGATGTCCCACCTACAGTATGTAAGATACAATTATCGTCAAGTGTCATTGTGTAATCTCCGCTTGCCGCTTTTGGTGAAAACATTGCAAATCTTCCAAATTCAGCCATTTTATTTTACCTCCTTTTTTAAATTTCCCTAATGGGAATTAATTAGACCGAAGAGTAGAGAAATCAACTAACTAATCCCATTAGTTAAATTCTTTTGACTCTTCGTTTGGCCCTACGGCCTACTCTTTTCTTTCTTGCCATTTAATACTCCTTTCTTTGAAATTAGTTAGCGTTTCTCTACTCTTCTTGGTCTATGATACCTATAATATATTCTAAACCTTTTAGGTCTCTTCCTTGCCTTTCTGGGTTTCCTTCTCATAACCCAACTCCATAGCCTTAACCTTCAGAAATTGCTTTATTTTATCCTTTTCAGGCAAAGGTAAAATATCTACAATAACCTCCGCAGGTATAAAATCTGCTTTTGCCAATTCTAATAACATATCTTGATAGAAAGTTGCAACTATCGGAGATGAAGTATGAGCAAAAACATCAACTCTAAAAGGAACTCCAGAAATCGTAGCATACTTCTCAAGTATTTTTGTTTTAATATTTGCAAACATCGTCATCATTGTTTCAATAAAACATTCAGCCCTTAAAGCCTTCTTTTTAAGAGGAGCAGAAGCAAATTGAGCAAGGATTGAAGCATAAGAACCAGACCGAACATTAGGAAGTGGTTTACCCCCTAATATTCCCATTATACCACTTAATTCCTTAAAAGATGTTTCCCAATATTGAAGTGAATTATAAAGAATCTCTGGGGTTAGTTTAGGAAGATAAAAGTCAATTTTTGATGTAGGATCAATAATCTCAATAACTTCACGAGGGGTATCTAATTTTTTTCTAATTTCTTGTGCTTCAATAGAACCTGTTAGTCCTGAAACAATCATTGGTGGTTCTGAAAGCATTTTCTCATTATGTTCAATTTTATCAATTTGTCCTTTAAGTTTATCTTGTATTGGATAAAGAAAATGAATTTCTGAAAGTCCAAAGAAGTATCCTTCGATTGGATTGGGAACACAGTGAATAATAGGATGAACTTTAGGTATAAATGGATTTTTAGATTTTATTATTTTATTACCAATGAATTGAGTCATCAAATAATCTTTAATCGAATCATCCCATAACCACATTTCATAAAGTTCAACATATTTTCCTACTTGCTTGGGAGTTGGTGGCATATCTCTTTCAAGAGCCCACATATCTTCCTGCGTTGGGACTTGTCCCTTTGTTTGAGAATAAACCAGAGCAATAAATCTTGATTCAGGTCTTACAGGTGCAGAAACTTCTTTCATTTCTACCAGTAAATCTTCACCATATCTTTTTACGGCTATATGTTTTGGAATTCTTGTAACATGAAGGATAATTTGATTTTTATCTAAATCTAAATAATCTTCATAAAGAACACAAATATCATAGGGAGAAACTTTTTTAATTCTTATTTCATTATCTGAATTGATAAAAAATTTAGCAAAGTAAGCACCATAGACTAATCCCCAGAAGAAAATATCATAGAGTTGAATATCAAGGGCTTCATTAATAAAATCTTCATAAATTTCAGTTTTTAGTTTGCCAAACTTTTCAATCATATCCTTTGTAATTTTTTCTTTATCTAACTGAATAACTGTATCAAAAATAATATTATCTGGAAAGTAAATTAAGGAAACAATATCTTCGAGGTGTTTGAAAAGAGGATTTTTAAGATTATTTCTTAAGACCTTTTCACCGTAGGTATCATAAATTTTTCTTCTTTCTTCAAGCCCAGAAAGACAATCGTCCTTAATTTGTTTCAATTCCTGGTCTGAATAAGAAATTTGTTTTACCTCTTCTTTTTGTCTTTTAGCCATCTTAATCTTCTATAACGGTCTTACTCTTGTAAAAATTTTACCCTGTAAAGCCAAAGCATAACTATCAACGGTCCATGAACTCTTGGGTATCGTTGTAGTGACATCCCCTGAATAATAAGCCCTACTCCCTGAAACTTCAGAAGTCATCTCAATCTGATAAGTCCCACTAATATAAATCGCAATTAAATCGCCTTTTTCCACAGGAATCCAGCAAGGCATATCGGCATTAAGACCTCCAGATACAGATTGCACAGGACCTTCTCCTATAAAAACATAATTTGTTCCATCATCCCTGAAAACTTTTACTTTCACATTATAAGGTCCTGTGCTGGCACTATACATAGACCAACTTTTCATTATTCCTCGACCTGGGGCTTGATAAGCACTGATTAAAGGTCCTAAAATTGTCGTATAGCCCCCACCACCATAAGTATCCAAATCAGCGGGAGTTTTTCCAAAAAGCATAATTGCCATTAGTATTCCACCTGCACATAAAGCAATTTTGCGTCAACCGTTAATGTGTCTCCTGCATTATCAGCATCTCTTGTAATTTTCATAATGACCGCATCATTATTTGCCAATTCCGTTGGAGTCCCTGTCCATACTGCTTCTTTTAAATATTCAGCGGTCGAGGGAACAGTTACTGCACTTAAGGCGTGGTCAGTAAAAGCCGCATCCCAGGCTTCTGGGGTTGTTGTATCTCTTCCGAGAAATGATACTACCCACATCACATTTCCGCTTGTAGCATTAGCCTTAAAACCAATCCTTACAGTTATATTTCCACCACCCCACCCTGTAAGCCTAAATGGAGGAGATATTGCTTTTTCAGCCGATGTGGCATCAAAATCTAATTCGCCATAGTCAAAATTCGTGCCCTGGGTTTGAACAAATGCAGCCCATCCTGTAGCGGCTCTTGTTTCAAAACAAGAAGCGGGG